AATTTTCAGATATATTGTTTTCCAAATTTAATCTTTTTATAGAAATATAACACATTTCTCAATATTTATCAATATGAATAATAAAGTACCAATTACAAGAATAGGTAAATTCTTCGGTGACGAGGATTTTAAGTTAGAACAGGACTTCGGAACCGAATGGTTACACGGGGATATGAACTTTACATTAGTTCTATATCGTGTTGACAGAGTTAAGACAAAAACTGACGATGTTTATGGTGAATCTGTATCTGATGGTATTAAATTTTTACCCCCGGTTGAATTCAAAGGTTACGTTCAAATTATGGCACCTGAGAACAAATATTTGGGGACATCTAAAATAGACCAAATGGAACCGGGTAACTTAAAAGTATCCGTTTATCAAAGAGATTTGGATAATTTAGAGGTTGATATTAATTATGGTGATTACATTGGTTACTATGAAACTGAAGATAAAGTAAGATATTACACGGTTAATAATGACGGTCGTGTTACTTCAGATAATAAACATACTTATGGTGGGTTCAAACCGTTTTATAGAACAATTATGGCATCACCGGTTACAAATAACGAATTTAGAGGTCTATAATGAAAGTAATAATTACAGAAAATAAAGTATTTGAAACAATCTACAGGTATTTTGATAAAACTTTTAATCCAAATCAAATGGATTGGGTTTATGGTGTGGATGAAGATGAAGACGGATATCCTGATATTGATAGAGAAAATGAAAATTTTTTAATGTTCTTTAAGGGTGAGTGGCAAGGTGAGTACGATACTGATATTGTTTTTCATTATTTTGATGTTGATTTCTACGATGAAAATGACCCGTCACACAAACCTTTTAGAAACCAAGCCCCAATTTTAGAAGTCATTGGTGAACACGCAGTACATTTAGATACTATGTTTGATAACCATTGGCACGAACCGATGAAAAAATGGTTTCAAGATAATTTTAAGTTACCGGTTAAAACAATTTCAAGTTATTACGATTATGAAGATTATAATTAACGAAACTCAATATAAAAAACTATTAAATACTATTACCAATGATGAAGAAAAAAATCATATAGGTGATAGAGTAATGGTTTATTATAACCTACATAAACACACCTTTTCCGTAACTCATAACGGTAGAGTAATTGCTCACGCCGACTATGTTAAATTAACCGATGTTGAATTCAGAGTTAGACAGGGTGGAAGAGAAAAAGTACTTAGAGAAAAAAGTAAAAATGTTCACTCATTTGTAATTGGAACATTGGAAGATTATTGTAAATTTCCTTGTGAAGATATGCCGAGTGAACCAAATGAAAATATCGTTACATACAATCCTTACAGATATAATACTTATGTTATGAAGGATACTGAAGAACCAATATTTAGAGCCAACGAAGTTGAATTGATTAATTCAAAAAATAAAATCTTTATAATTAACTAATATGCCGTTACCTAAAAAAATCAAAAAATTCATTCCTTTAACGGAACCCAAAACTCTTATGGGAAGAAGGGAAGAATTGTTGGAAAAAATCAATAGAGATGGAACTTACCTTCCAAAATCTTTATTGCACAATGATTTGGATAGAGGTATGTTGGATTTTGTTAAGGATTCACTTAAAACGGTGGTTGAGGGTAAAGTTATCCCAACTGTTGATATAATTATCACAACTCAAAATTGGTCTCAGTTTATGGAAACTTGGGAGTTTCAAAACGTAGATAAAAATCCTGAACCCCCATTTATAACAACGGTTAGACAACCTGAGGTTAAATTTGGTACCAATCCTGCTGTAATGTATAACATTCCGGACAGAAGATTATATTTCTATGCTCAGGTTCCAACTTGGGATGGACAAAGACAAGGTATGGATATCTACAAGATACCTCAACCTGTTCCGGTTGATATTACTTACAATGTTAAGATTGTTTGTAATAGAATGAGGGAGTTAAATAAGTTTAACCAAATTGTTCTTGAAAAATTTGCGTCTCGTCAAGCATATCAAAACATTAAAGGTCATTATATTCCAATTATAATGAATAGTATATCTGATGAGTCGGTTATGGAACTCGAAAAAAGAAAATATTATATTCAGACTTATGATTTTACAATGTTAGGATTTTTAATTGATGAGGATGAATTTGAAGTTTCTCCGGCAATCAATAGAGTTTTACAGGTTGTTGAAACGGAATTAAACGTTACAAAGAGAAATCGTAAAAAAGATGATAACCCGGCAAGTACCGAGTTAAAATTTATTTACCAAATTGGTAGTACCGTTAAAACACAATTATTTAATTATACTGTTAATCTAAACGTGGGGGATAATACCAATATACAAAGTTTTGATGTGTTCATCAACGGTCTTTACTATGGTAGTGATTTAACCCAAATCCAAATAAATACTAATGATACTATGAGATTAGAAATTACTAAGAATGATGATTCTCAAGAGAGTACTATTATGTTTAATAATGAATTACTTTAATCTTCTCCGTAGATATCTTTTTTTGGTTTACATTTCTCAACAATAAGTCTTTCTAAGAACCGGTACATTTTAATACCCCTCTTTTCACAATAGGTTTTAAGAATCTCGTGTGTCTCCACCGATATCTTCAAATTTTTAATCTTTTTGATGTCATTATCCATAAGTAGAAAAAAGGCAGAAAATAATCTACCTAAAATATAAATAGTTGGTTCAAAGTAAAGTATTTTGGTTTTTTTGGTAATATTTATCAATAAAATAAATTATTATAAATAAAGACTAATGGCAACAAACAGTAAAGTATTCGTATCTCCAGGGGTTTATACTTCAGAAGTTGATTTAAGTTTCGTAGCACAGAGTGTGGGTGTAACCACATTAGGTATAGTTGGGGAGACCTTAAAGGGTCCCGCATTTGAACCTATTTTCATACGTAACTTCGATGAATTCTCAACTTTTTTTGGTGGAACATCTCCTGAAAAATTCATAAATACGCAAATACCAAAATATGAGGCGGCTTATATAGCTAAATCATATTTACAACAATCTAATCAGTTATTTGTAACTAGAGTTTTAGGTTTATCAGGTTATGATGCAGGACCATCTTGGTCTATCACAACTAAAGCAAATGTAGATTGTACAACAGTTGATTTCAAATGTGTAAGTGCTGCAACAGAACAATGTATTGACACTTGTGTTCAATATGATACAGTTCCTTTTTCAATACCGTTTTCAGGTTGTACATTTACCGAAGGTGATATCACAACAACAACAGTAGTTATTACTGATACAAACGCAATTCCTGATGAAATTTCAGGTATCTTAAATGAACAATTTGAATTATTTGATGGAAGTACTTCAACAATTAATTCATATTTAACAAGTCAAATGACAAGTGTTATTGAAACACCAAGTACTTCAGGTAGTTCAGTTTATTACTATGGTAGTATTTCAGGTGACCAATATAATCAATTAGTTGCTGATGGATATACCGGTTCAACAAACGTTTATGGTGTTGATAGTGTATGTTCTGATTTGAATAACTATTGTGCAGCACAAAACGACCCTTGGTATTATTCATTATTTGATAATATTGGTGGTGGTGAATATTCAGGTAGTTCATTCTATACAATTATAACTGATTTAGAGGAAACAACAACAACATCAAATTGTGCTACGTTCTATAACTTCAGTGTTAGTGGTATATCAGGTAGTATTAATTATACTACAACACCATTTACAATTAATGTTGTATTACCATTTAATGAATTTGAAAATGCTGATTTAACAACAGTTATTGCCGATTTCAGTGCTTGTACAGATTCTATTATTGTTGAACAAACAGGTGACTTACAAGTTAGTGGTGTGACACCAAATGATTTCTCAACTTGTTTAACTTACATATTACAATCAGAAGATACTACAGTAACAACTGAATGGACAGTTTGTGTAACAATTCAAAATCAATGTATCCCAATAGTAAGTGGAGACACTGGTAGTGGTAATGTTGGAGGAATCCAAACTTGTTATACAGGTAATTTAACAGGTATATTATATATCTATGATGGTATGGCATATACTGATTATGATGATTTAGTAATTGCTACATTCCGTTCAAGAGGTCTTTCAACTTATTCAGCAACACAATCAGGACCGTTATATGAAGTTAACTTAACAGGTTTAACGATGGATTGTTCAGGTTCTTATTCTGCGGTTACTAAAAACCCATTTGCACAATTTGGAATTAATATTATTGATAAAGATGGTAGTAACTATTTCTTTGAAACTTCATTTAGAAACTCAGATGCTCAATACATCTCAAAAGTATTTGGAACAAGTAACTTTGCAAAACCAAGAACAGTAGTTCCAATATTTGTTGAAGAGAATTATCCGGCATTATTACAATACGCTTATAAAAAAGGATATATTAGAGGTTTAAGTTGTTCAACAATTAATTTACCACAAGCAAGAGATTTTGACCAAGATTCTATTGCGTGGTACTTAGAACAATATCAAGCACCAACATCTCCTTGGGTTGTATCAGAATTAAGAGGTAATAAAGTGTTTAATTTATTCAAATTTGTTACAATTGCCGACGGTGATTCTGCAAATACTTTAGTTAAAATTTCATTAGCAAATATGTCATTTAATAATGGAACATTTGATGTGTTAGTTAGAGATTTCTTTGATACTGACGCTAACCCAGTAGTTCTTGAAAAATTTACAAACTGTAATATGAACCCTAACGATAACGCGTTTATTGCTAAGAAAATTGGTACAGTTGATGGTGAGTATGAATTAAACTCAAAATATATTATGATAGAAATTAATGAGGATG